ATGATTATTATTAAAGCGGAAGAAAAAGATGTGAATGATATCGCAAATATACACATTAATTGTTGGAGGGATGTGTATAACTTTATTCCCCCTGAAGTTCACAAAATAAGATCAGCTGATCATCGCGCCGAACAATGGGCGAAGGTTATTCTCCAAAACGATGAAAGAGACCTTCTTCTTGTTTTGAAAACGGAAGAGTACAAGCCCGTAGGGTTTTGCTTTGCTACATATAACAGCGAAACAGAAATCGAAGCTGCTGGAGAATTGCATGCCGCATATATAATGCCTGGCTATCGTGGTGGCACGGCAGGTGTGGTTATGATGAAAACCATGCTGGAGCATTTAAAAAGAAGGCAACTGCTGCCGCCATGTATATGGGCCTTTGACGAAAACCCAATGCAAATATGGTACAAAGCTTTCGGTTGGGAACCTGTTGTGAAACGCAACAGGATTATAGCAGGTGTGAAAATACCGGAGACCGGTTTTATCTACCCGGATGCAGATCGATTGATCGCTATTTTGAACCGGACAATTTCCGAGAAATCCGCTCGGCTTGAAAATCAACAACAGTGCCGATTTCTTCGTCATTCTTCTGCTGCCTGATCGCATGTTCGAGCAAATCCCGGAATGCTTCTCCAAACTCCTTTGGATCATAAGGGATATCGTCAATACGCTCTGCGATAGTTTCAGCGACCTTCCCTGCTGTAATTATTACAGCAGCTGCGCTATCTGCATCAATGTTAGGTTTGCGACGATCACTCAAGCCGAGAAGCCACTCTATGGAGACATCACCAATTTCAGAAATACGAACTGCTACTTCTGATGATGGAATAGAGAGTTTCTTTTCATATTTTTCTACCGCACCCTCAGACATGCCAATCAGTGAGGCGAATTCTTTACGTGATTTATCCCCACGAAGCTCAATAATTCTTCGTGAAAGCACTGATTTATTTACGCTTTCCATGAATTATAAAAAACCCCTCTTATAGTATTGACAATCCCCACTAAAAGAGGGATTATCTTTTCAATCCGAAATAACAGATCAGAAATCTCGGACAACAAAAACAAAACAGTGTTTTTCAATATTGGAGCTTAACATTGAACTCAGAACAACAGTTAGCAAGGCTGGCTAATGTAAACAAAATTAAATCCTACATTGCCCTTGCCGACCTAACATATGTCGACATTGAAGAACGCTTCGAACTTTACACTGGTTGCGTTTATGACACAATCCACGCCCCGAATGAGGCCGGGGAAAAGGCGATAGCTGAAGCTCTCGGTAAGAAGCCCTCAGAATTATGGCCTGAGCGCTATGATGCTGATACCGGTCTTCGGTTATCGCCTCAACCTTCTCAAAACTATAGCAAGTTGCCATCTCGCCGCGAACGTCAAAAAACAAAGGTGGCGTAGAGATGAGTTTCGGCAGTTTTCACTATAAGCGTAGACGCAGCGTGACAAATCAAGTTGCAGAGATTGCAATTGCAATAATCGCGTTTGTAACAATCGGCATTGTAATAGCCCTTACAATTGGAGGATCATGGTAATGCGTAACGACCTTCCATTTCTTTCTCTCAAAGTTACCCCCCTTAATAACCTTGAGAGTGACGAGCAGTCGGATCAAGGATCCCCAAACCGACACAACTTTGATCCGGCTGCTCAACCTGATCCTGCATCAAAACAAGTTTCAGATGCTTATGATGCGATCGTGAAAGTTGTTCAAGGGAAGTTTCAGCACCTTTCAATAGACGATATTTATTTCCCACCGCGCGGCTGGTTTGATGCAGCACTCGCAAGGCAAATAGCGCTTCACATTCTTAACAATGAATTCGGCATTCCCAGACGACGCATTTCACGCGAGCTGGACCGTTCCAGAGCAACGTTGGTGGAAGGTATGCGCTCGGTAGACTTCCGCATGGAAAATCCTGAGTTCGAAAAGACATACAAGATAATTGCTGATGTCGCGAAAACCAATTTTAGCGGCAAGCAAGATGGCTAGAGTTTGTCCTACATCAGGTTGTGAAAACGAACTGCAAGACGAAGCATTTGTTTGCGCGGATTGTTATTTCAAGTTGCCTGTTTCGTATAGCAGGCTTGTTAACAGAACCATGATTGCAGCTAGGCGTGAGCAAAATCCAGAACTCAAAGAATATCTAAATAAGCAATCCCAGGGATACGTAAATATCGCTGTAAAAGAGATTGAAAAGGTGAAAAGCCAATGAGTAATTTCAAGACGCTACGTGTTAGTGAAATTAGCGTACCAAAAGAACGCTCCCGCAAGGTGGATGAAGATTACGCGCTCATCATTCAGGCATCCATTGTTGAAGTTGGTCAGATAACACCTGTGATGGTGAAGCTAACACCGAATGGCAAGAAATCTTATGAACTGGTTGCAGGTGGCCATCGACACAGGGCCATTGAGTTACTTGGCGATAACGAAGAAATTGACTGCATAGTGGTATCTGCCGACAAAGCGCTTGCCTCTATACTAGAAGTCTCTGAGAACCTTTTCGGCAATGATCTAAACGCTTTGGACCGTGCAATTGCTATTCAAATTTATCGCGATGCATGGGAAGAAAAGCATGGGAAAGTATCACGAGGAAACCCAAGTTTCTCTAATTCCGTAAACATTACGGAATTAGTGGAGGAAGAAGCGAGCAAAGGATTTTCCCAGTCCTGCGCTGATCGCTTAGGCTTTTCCAAGAGCGCGATTGAAAAATCAACACAGATTGCCAAAAACCTCCCAAAGACACTACGCGCCAAACTCCAAGGTACACCGATTGCTGAGAACCAATCTCAGCTTTTAAAGCTTGCACAACTGGCACCAGAACTGCGCAATAAAGCCGCGAAGGCGCTTGACGCTGCCGAGGGTGATTTTGCGCAAGCGGTGGCTCTGCTTGAAGATAAGCCAATTAAAAAACCTACCCGCGATCAACAAACGTTTTCCAAGCTCGTTGACGCATGGTCACGAGCCAATGAAGGCGTGAGAAACAAGTTCATGAAAGAAATGAACCTCACACAAACTCAAACCAAGAAGGATTAATCTAGTGTTGCGTAACGATCCTAACCAAACTGACCTTTTCCATTCACCTGTATTTGAAACACGCGAAGCGGTTCCAACGATTGACCCTGATCGGTTCACCTATCGCATTAAGACCGCCATGTCAGCAGTACTCAAAGAAGGTGAATTTGATCGGCATGAGATTGCCAGCAATATGGGCCGCATTCTCAATATCGGCACCGTCTCAAAAGGCATGTTGGATAATTACACCAGCCCATCCAAAACGGGTCACGACATTTCATTGATCCGTTTTAAAGCATTCATCCGCGCTACGGGTGCTGCCCATTTGTGGGACTTGGCCGTAAGTGACGAAGGTCTGCTTGTGCTTCAAGGCGATGAAGCGCGTTTGGCTGAGATTGCACACCTACAACAGGAACAACGCAAGCTATCATCTCAAATCAAGCAACTGCAGGCACGGCCTGTTGATATCAAGCGGGGTAGTTAGTGTGAGTGACATTTGCGATCCAGATCGAATTATTCGACGGCCCAATTTATCTGATGCGTGGCTTTATTGTTATCAGAATATTGTGGAACTGGTTTTTATCAAGCGTGATGTAAGGGAGCAGAAGTAATGGAGGTAATTTGGTTAACACTGCTGGCGTATTTAGCTGTTGGATTTTGGCTTGTATTTAAGACGCAATCACGCGGGTTTATAGCTGATGTTTTGTTTGCGGTCCTCTGGCCTGTTTATTGGTATTGGGACTGGAAGAATGGGTTATTGTAAGGAGACGAAGTCTTGAGCTTGCCAAATGATGATGGAAAACTTGCTGAACAACTGCCGTACATGGCGGCAACTATCATGGCTGCTGAGGCTGGAATGAAGTTGGCGCACCCGGTTCGACGACAAGGAAAAAGCTGGAATATATTTACTCCTAAATTTCACAAAATGGGTAAGAAAAGCTGGCTATGTACCGCAGAAAATTATCGTGGTCGTGTAAGTGCAAAGGCTACAACTAAGTCGGCTGCACGTACTGCATGTTATCAAAAATGGAAATCATATTAAGGAGAACCAAGATTGACTTATCAGCTTATCATTCGAGAAATCGCTCGCCCTGATCACATTGCTATTCAATCGGGGTTGGAATTTGATATTGCGATGAAGCGAATAGGTGAACTGCTCTGTAATAATGCTTGGGAGCTTGTTTCACTGATTGCAGACCCACTAAAGGAGAACTAGTGGTGATGTGCGCTTGGTTCACTGTATCAGATATTTTGATATTCAACCGCGGGGAACTGCCCTCCTCCAAGCGCGGGATTAACCGTTACGCTAACGAGAACGGCTGGCAACAAACGGATAAAGCTCGCAAGGCAGACCGCAAAGGTGGCGGCATGGAATATCACATTTCCTTGCTGCCACCGACCCTCCAAGCTCGTATTGAGTTTCAGCAAAATACCAATGATGCACCTGAAGAAACAGCCAAATGCAGCATGTGGCAACAATATGAAAAGCTTTCAAATCGTCATAAAATGATTTGTAAAAAGCGTTTAAGCATCCTTCAAGAAATTGAAGACAAGACAGATGCAGGCATTGCCGAAACAGCAGCTGTAAAGTTGATTGCCAGTGAACATTCTATCTCACCTTCCACGATCTTTGGCTGGAAAGCACAACTAAATGGCGTTAACCGCCCTGATTGGCTTGCAGCCCTTGCGCCTAAATATTCAAACCGCCAAAAATCAACAACTGATGTCCATCCAGAAGCATGGGAAGTTTTGAAATCTGATTATCTCAGAGTGGAAAAACCAAGCTTCTCTTCTTGCTACCGCCGTGCTGAAGAGCTTGCTAACCGTAACGGCTGGTCACCCTTCCCGATTGCCAGGACTTTGCGCCGCCGCTTGAACCATGAAGTGCCACGCGAAGTGCAAATCTCAAAGCGTGAAGGCCGCGACACACTCAAAACGCTTTATCCTGCGCAACGCAGAACTCGCAAAGACCTACGCGCCATGCAGGCTGTTAACATGGACGGTCACAAGTTCGATGTGTTTGTGAAGATGAAGGATGGATCAGTTGGCAGACTTTATCTGATTGCGCTGCAAGACCTTTATTCAAACAAGTTTGTTGCATGGCGGCTCTCACATTCTGAAAACAAGGAAACCGTTCGCCTGGTCATTGGCGACATGGTTGAGAAGTACGGCATACCTGAAGAGATCGTCTTGGATAACGGCCGTGCGTTTGCCTCCAAGTGGATTACCGGCGGCATGAAAACACGGTACCGCTTCAAAATTCGTGATGAAGAACCGAAAGGTTTGGTCACGAGCCTTGGCATAACCGCTCACTGGACGGAGCCTTACTCTGGGCAGTCCAAGCCAATCGAACGCGCATTCAAAGATTTCTGCGATAATATGGCAAAGCACCCATTCTGCTCTGGCGCATATACGGGGAATTCGCCTGTAAACCAGCCTGAGAATTATGGCAAACGCGCGATCGACGAAGATCTCTTTAGAGATTTCATTGATACACAAATCGGTCTTCACAACGCACAAGCCGGACGCAACACAGAGATTGCCAAAGGGCGAAGCTTTGACGAAGCGTTCATGCAATCTATCAATGACCCAACCAACATAATTAGCTGGCCGACCAAGCAGCAAAAATCACTCTGGTTGTTAACGGCAGAGCAAGTTCGCGCCAAACGCGGTGATGGCGTTATTACATTTTATGAAAATCGTTACTGGTCTCCAGCTTTATCAGGTTATGCCGGCAAACCTGTGGTCGTTCGCTTTGATCCTGAAAATCTGATGGCTGGCATCAAGGTTTATGACATAGCCGATCAATTTATTTGTGACGCGCCCATCGTTGAAGATGCTGGCTTCTTTGATCAGGCCGCTGCGAGAAAACATAACAAAAACCGCCGTGATTATATGAGGCATGTTCGTGGTCAAGCCGATCTGCATGCAACCATGACGGCTGATGAATTAGCTCGCCTTTATCAAGATAACAAACCGGTAAAAGAAGTGCCGATCCGTCCATCAATACCAAAAGTGGTAACGGGCAATCACAAAACAAATACTGCTGAACAACCTGTATGGGATGATGAAGCGGAAAACAGTTTCGCACGTGGATTAAGACTTGTGTCTGAAAACGAGTGAAGAAATCGCCTGCAAAGTAAAAAGTATTGCGTTGAATATTAGGCAAAAAAAATGGCGGGAAAACCCGCCGAGTTGTTGAAAGGATTAAATACATGCCTAAAGGCGAAAACGCAAGTTGGAATATTCAAGAAGCTGACAACATACTTGTCGGTGGTGAAGGTCGCGAACAAAGCGATCTTGATAAGAGAGAAGAACTGGCACTCAAAGTTGTTGAAGTTGCCGAAAATAAAGGTTGGTCAAAAGCGGAGGTTTCAAGACGCGCAGGTGTGCCAGACGGGACGTTTAATCAGTGGTTATCTGGAAAATATACAGGCCGCTTTGATAATACCAATACAAAGATTGCCAACTGGCTTGCCGCTATTCATGAAACAGACGAGCTGGCAGGGCAAATGCCCACATCGCCTGCTTTCATCAAATTGGATATTAGCGATAAAATCAACAATGCATTAGTTGCAGCTCAAATGATGCCGACAATGGTAATGGTTACGTGCGAAGCAGGCATGACCAAAACGTCAACTGCAAAGCGATACCTAAACACACATCCGCATACATTTTTAGCAACAATGACACCGCATTCCAAAACGGCGCATAGTTGCTTGCTTGCTGTTGCCGATGCAGTTGGTATCCAACAACCCAATCCTCATAGAGTTGCAACTCAAATAGGTCAAAAGCTTCGACGTAATAATTCAAATAGCTTGCTGATTATTGATGAAGCACAGGACCTTTCAGACGAGGCAATTAATCAGCTTCGAAACTTTGTTGATGTCTATGGGTGCGGCGTTGCATTGCTAGGCAACACCGAGGTCTATGATCGTTTTGGCAAATGGTCATCGCAAAAAATCCATGCGCAACTTCGCCGACGCATTTTCATGCGGATGCGAGAAACAAAAATGTCTACCAAAGACCTTGAAAAATTTATCAAGGCTTGGGGCATCACAGATAAAGGGCAAACAACATTTCTTACCGGCATAGGTCTTAAGCCAGGTGCACTTGGTCAGATTGATATGACTGTAAAGTTAGCCAAATTATTAGCTGCAGGTGAAGGAATAGAACTCACAGAAGATCACTTGAGAAAAGCATGGGCCAACCGTGATGTGGAGACTTTGTAATGACGTCACAAGCTCTCTCAGAAGATCTTAGATCAATATCAGCGATCCTTATGGACATCAGAAATCACAAGACTGAGATCAATCAATCTCAACTCGACGATATGATCCACAACATCAATGTATCTACGCAGCTGGCGCAAGACATGGAGCGTGAGTTGGGAATTTTTCATGAAATGCTTGCTAAAGCGCAGCAAGAACGGGCGAAGCTGGAGGTAAAGCATTGAGTATTTTAGCTACAAAAAAACGTCTTCACAAACGCCATGAACGTTCATCAAGCGATATCATTCAACCAATTCTTAAACGCTTAGAAAACCATGATCAGGATGCCCCGATCGATGCATCAACGATTATATCACTGCGTAGTGAATTGCGCCTTGCCTACAAAGTGGTTCGAGAACTTGAAAAAGAGGTCTCCTGCCGCCGTTGGAATGAAATGGCTGAGTTGGATGTCGCCATCAACCGACAACATGAAACCATGAAGCAGATACGCGAACTTGATGTTCCCAACCTGGTAATATTGGAGGACTTTATAAAGTGAGCAGACTTCGAGCAGATTACATCAAGAAATTCGTAGCCAACTATTTCAAGATCACAATCGAAGAAATTGACGGGCCACGCAGAGAGAAAGGTATTTTACTAGCGCGGTGGGCAGCAATATATCTTTGCAGTCGCAACACTCTGCTGTCTCTTGGGCAAATTGGAGCGGCTTTTGGTCATCGTGATCACACAACAATTATTCATACATTGAAGAAATGCACGGCAGAAATAAATGATAATGTGGCATACAGCAAATTGATTGAGCAACTTCAATTGCAACTGGTCACACTGTTGTCGGAAGAAATGGAAATCAGTGTAGAGGCAACTTCTGACTTGATTGCACAACGGTTAATCTCCCGTCTTCATGCTAATAACCAATCTGTAACGATAAGCCAAACTCCAACAATTGAAGTCAAGCAAATACCAGTACCGGTCGCAAACCCAATCGTTACGGCAGCAAAGGCAGTCTGCCGAACTAGCTTAGAGTTTGAAAGCGCAATCCATAGTAAATCAGAAAATATAACACGAGCAGCTCTACTGTCCCGCGTCCAAGAGTTGCGCCAGAAAATGAAGGACGCAAATTTATGAGCAGAAAAGCAAAACAACTTGCAAAAAACTACGAAGTACCACAGAGCCGTGATGAAGCAGACACAATGATCCGCAAGCTCGGCGAAGCGCGTAGAAAAATTGCTCGTATCGAAGCCGACATGAATGATGAATTGGCCTTGATAAAGGAAAAGTACGAGCAAAAGGCTTCACAACATAAGCTAGATGCAACGTCTCTAATGTCTGGCATAGAGGACTGGTGCGCGGCTAATCGTGATGAACTCACAAATGGTGGCAAGGTAAAGTTCATTGATTTCATGAATGGTGATGTGAAGTGGCGCAAGCGACCACCGAAGGTAACGCTGCGTGGTGTTGATCTGATTATTCAGAAGCTAAGCACCTCAAAAGCTCTTCAGAAATATCTCCGCGTAAAAACGGAGGTAAACAAAGACGCAATCCTTGAAGACCCTGACAAGCTCAAAGGCATCAACGGCATTACAATTGGCAGCGCCGGTGAGGATTTCATCGTTGAGCCATTCGAGCAGGAAATCTCGGAGGCGGCACAATGAGCTATCGAGCTTTTACAGATAAACAACTTGATGATGCAATGAATGCTGCAAAGCAGAAATTTCAATTTTCCGATTATTCAGATGATGAATACACCCGCCGCCAAGAACGCATCGATGCCAACAACACCATGGATGCAATCCGCGCTGAACAACAAAGACGGAAGAAGTAGGAGGACACCGTAGTCATGAGTATTACCGAGAATATCAAGACTAAGATACGGGCTCTACAGAATAAGACGGTCAAGAATGGTTGCACAGAAGCAGAAGCGATGTCAGCCGCGCAGATGGCTGCCAAATTAATGGCTGAGTATAAACTCTCTGACGCTTCTGTATGTATGACAGAAAAGGCGTCACGTTCGAAACAAAAGGGCAAATCAAGTCTGGGGAAACTTTGGGCAGTTATCGCCTGGTGTACCAATACAAAATGTATCGTTCTTGGTTTCGACAATGGAACACTCATCAATTTCGTTGGTCGCGATCCTCGTCCTGAAATAGCAGTATATCTTCGTGAGGTTTGCGAACGTGCCATCCAAACTGAATTGAAGAAATTCCGCAGTAGTAGTTTTTATAAGTCCAGAAGAAAACAAGCAACAAAACGCGCTGCTTCGCTAGATTTCATCGAAGGTATGGTAATTAGATTGTGCGTTCGTCTGCAGGAACTTTTTGAAAGCCATCATTCCGATGGCGCATGTGAACGTGCTGACAGGGCATTAAAGGACAGTTATGGCGAAACTCTCCCAGTCGAGCAACCTAAGCGCAAAGAACGATATGATACAGCAAGCAACAGTGGCTGGTGTGCGGGTGGAAATGTCCCTATCAACCACGGTGTACCAGATGGTGAGGCTATCCTGCATCTGGAGGACTTCCGATGACCGCCCATGCTGCAATATATGTCGGATGCAAACAGCTTGGCATTGAAGAAGAAGATCGACGCGATCTTTATGAGCGTGTAACTGGCAAACGGGCGCTCACTGAAATGACCTACAAGCAACGCAATGATATTGTCCTTGAGCTGCAGCGATTGGGTTTCAAGAAGGTTTCGAAGCCATCTCAAAAAGGTCTGCAAGGCAAGTATGCAAAGAAGCTGCAGGCGTTATGGATTGCCGCATGGAACCTTGGCTTGATCAAAAATAAAAACGACAAAGCGTTGCTGGCATTTGTAAAGCGTCAAACCGGTGTTGATCATACACGGTTTCTCAAGCATCCCGCCGATGCCAACAAGGCAATCGAAGCATTAAAATCATGGCTTACTCGTGAAGGTGGCGTTGATTGGAGCGTGGATGAGTTCATGCATGATTACCAGCGGATGGCTGGTTACAAAATAGCGATCGCGCAATATTGCAAGCTTTACGACGGATGGCAGCAAAATTCCTTCAAGGACTTTATAGGCCACGTTCGACAATACTCTAAATTGTCAAATCTTGATCTGTTTAAGGAAGCTGATTGGATCCCTGTCATGAATGCGCTTGGCGCACAGATACGAGCTCAGAAATAATGCGTAACCGACAGGAAGCCGAACTGATTGATGTGCTTGGTGAGGAAGGCTACCTGCAGCTTGTTGAAGGATTTGGAGGCTTGGTTCAATATATACCGAAAAGTACGAATGATACTGAGCTTGTGAAAACCATCGGCGTTGAGTTATCTACTATTCTCGCAGATCACTATGGTGGAGAGCATATCGACATCCCACTGTCTCGACCGTTTCGTGCGAAGATGTTCTATGCAAAGGGCAACACAGTGAAGTGGATTAGCCAACATTTGCTCATGAGTGAAAGGCATGTATACAAAGTGCTTGCTGAATTAGACCCGCTTGAGCGAGAACGCCGGCAACCAGATTTATTTGAAGATAGTGCGTAAAGAGATTATCAAATGACCAAAGAAACACAAGAGCTTCAAAAACGAATTAATGCCTGCATTAAAAAACACGGGTTTTCCGATGAAGATATGCAGCACGCACGGTTACTCAACCGAAGAGACCGTTTCTCAAAGGCACTTGAAAAGTCGGCCGTAGCAATGCGGGAACTAACATCCAAGTTGGGTTTCGCAATCGAAGATTTTAAAGGAATTTCAATTTTCTTTGAAAACTATGGCAATTACAAAAAAAATTTCAAATCAGAGGTCGCAGGTTCAAATCCTGCTCACAACATTGGAAGGACGACTGGTTAGGTCCATTTTAGCCGAAGCCTATACTGTCCTTACATAGTGGTGGCGCGGTCCGGTAGCGCACTGAAACCCGAAGTGGCGATGGGAAATAATGGCCACACAAGTTCCCCTGAACATATACAGTCTAATCGACAAGTAGCAGCCAGCCTAAATTGGGAGCCAGAATTTCACAGTTCTGGCTTAAAGGCAATGTCTCCTCCAAGATGAACATAACCAAAGCCAGAAGGCGGGAAAACCCTCGCCTTTCTCATTTGAAAGAGGGCTGGCTTTGGCCGTTAAAGATTTTGAATTTATCGCGATAAGAGGATTTGGTGGCGCACCAACGTCAACCGGTATCGACACTCTTGCTAAAAAACTAAAAGCGATGGGTCTCAAAGGCAGGGTCATTAATCAAGAACTTGCAGTCAAAAAAGGCCTGGAAGTTCTCAAGTCTAAAACCACAAAGAAAATTGTGTTCGGATATTCCATGGGTGCAACTGATGCCATTGATTTGGCTCGCGCACTTATTACCCGTGGTGACCAGGTGCCGTTGGTCTTCACAATGGATCCGCACTTGATGCGCGACCAGGTTGACGGTGTGACGCGCCATATCAATGTTTGGCAAGACCGCAACCTGCTTTTGATCAAGCCGTTTTTCCCAGTAAAGGAAGTTCCGGAAGCTACTGGTTTTCTCGAAAATATTCATGCAACAGAGATCGACAGTCATGGTGATATTGATGATACGCCATGGGTGCAAGAGCGCTTTCTGTTCGAAGTTGAGAGCCTAGTAAGTTCGCCTGGTACGGATGTAGTTGCTGCGCCAAGTGAAGACTTGCTGCCACCTTGGATCGAAGATGTAAACCGGCATATTGGATTGCATGAGAAGAGCGATAATCGAGCACTTTCAAAATACCTTCAGTCGGATGGCACAACGTTAGGGGATCCATCCAAACACCCTTGGTGTGGTGATCTTGTTGAAACAGCTATAAAAAATACTTTGCCGAATGAGCAAATTCCAAACAATCCTTACTGGGCAAGAAACTGGGCCAATTTTGGTGTAGAGACAGAGCCGCGGCTTTATTGTCTCTTAGTGTTTACCCGTGGCAATGGCGGCCATGTTGGCTTCATGGTTGGTGAGACGGATAAGTATTACATCGTTCGTGGCGGCAATCAGTCTAATCGGATTACAGACAGTAAGTACGCAAAGTCCCGACTGATTGCAGCACGTTGGCCACTAACCTATGACGGTCAACTTGTCAGCAGTAGAACGCGCATATCAAACGAGCCGCGGGAACTTGAGGCGTTTCACAAGGTATTCTTTGATCATGTTCGCAAGCCGCTTTTTGCTGGTCGCATGGGACAATCTCAAGTTGATGGTATGAAGTCAACGCTTGCCGAGTGGTTTAAGCGACCAGACCTAACTGATCACCGCTGGCTTGCTTATATGCTAGCAACAGCCTGGCTTGAAACTGATCGCACCATGCAGGCAATCAGTGAGTATGGCGACCGCGCCTATTTCACAAGACGATATGACATTAAAGGTTCGCGTCCAGACAAAGCCCGTGAGCTTGGTAATATCTACGCTGGTGATGGAGCCAAGTATCATGGCCGTGGCAAACCCATGCTTACTGGTCGTGCCAATTATCAAAAGGCAGACAAGTATGTCGGCAACTCGCTTGGCATCAGTTTCGAGGAGAAACCGTCACAGGTATTGATCGGTAATAATTCAGATTTGATCATGTTCTCCGGCATGATTAAGGGCTGGTATACTGGAAAGAAACTCTCTGACTATTTCAATGATCACGCTGATGATCCTATCGGTGCCCGTCGAATTGTTAATGGACAAGATCGAGCTGGTGAGATTGCAGAAGTTCATGAGACGTTTTTGAGTGCCATTCGAAAAGGTTATTCTGCACGCGATCGTGTTCTTACAACTGCACCAGTTTCACAACAACCAACATCATCCAGCACCGCTGAAATTTTAGCAAATCCTTCTAGCGGCAAGCTTTCAGAAATGACAAATGCGGCTCTGCTTCAAGTTGCTGGGCAAGCGTTGCTGGCGTTGAGCGAGCGAGCGGAAGCTGAACCGCAAATGTTTTCACTCAATGAAGTGCGCTCAATCAGAAAAAAGGTTTCGCAGTCAATGCCCGGCCAGCATGACGGCAAAGTTTTGAAATTAGGGCCAACATCCAAAACTCAAACAGGAGTAAATCTCATGGGAATTCTTAATGGACAGAAAAGTTACATCGTGGCTTTAGCTGCAATGGCAGTTGGCATCACAGAAGGGTTGATTGGTTTCGACCTTCCAGGCGTTCAGCTTGAAGAAAACTGGCTGCAGCTCGTACTCGGTGGTGCAGGTTTTGGTGCAGCTGCACATAAACTTGAAAAGCTGCTGAACGCTCTTCTCAACTAAAAAACAGGCAATGGATCTAAACTGGCGGTGAGATGGTCATGGTACCGTCTCAAACGCCAACTTCGACGAAAGCAAAGGAAGTCTAAGATATGGATACTCGCAAGGAAACTCAGAAATCCACAGTGGTTGTCACTTCGGGTGCTGCTGCGATTATTGCAACGCTTGTAGCACTTGCACCGATTGAGACACAAAAACCGCCGAAGGTTTATCCGGGTCCATATCCTGCTGACGTTCTAAAGATTACCGACAGTGACACTTACAAGGTACGCGCCCATATTTGGCCAGGCCATAGTGTCATTGTCGGTTTTCGGATCAATGGTGTTGATACACCCGAAAAGTTTCGCCCAAAATGTGATTTGGAAAAATTCAAAGCGATTGATGCAACACGGTTTGTGGAAAGTCGGATTGCAGTTGGCAGTCGAATTCAATTGACAAATGTCTTCATCGGCAAGTTCGGTGGTCGGGCAGTCGGTGACGCATCATATCAAACATCGCTGGGTTGGCGAAACATAGGAAGTGAACTGATCTCTGAAAAATATGCCGTTACATATCATGGCAAGAAAAAAACCAAAGACTGGTGTAAGGACAAGAAATGAGTGTGGGCGAATTAAAAGACTGGGCAGGTGTGCTGGCATTTCTGGTTTCAATTGGAACCATGCTATTCGCGTTCGTGACGTCCAAATCACGGGCTAACGAAAAGACTTTGGAAAATGTGAATGACCGACTAGACCGGCATAGCAACAGAATTCAGACAATCGAAAATGAGTTGAAGCACATGCCGGCAAAGGACGATGTGATGCAGCTTAAGCTCGATCTCTCTGAACTCAAAGGTACTGTTGGGAAATTGGGTGAAGGCATGAGTGGCATGTCAAAAACGATAACACGTGTTGAAGAATTCCTATTAAACAAAGGTGGAAAATAATGGGAAACTACGAGGATTTTGTAACCCAAGATGCAAGACTTGCCATTGTGAGAGAACTCGCCGTTCAAACGGATTGGCGCTGCAACGAAACTATTTTGCTCACTGTTCTGGACAATTTTGGTCACAAGCGCTCGAAGGACTGGCTGCGTACACAGTTGCGCGCACTAGAAGAACTCGGAGCCATCAAAATTCATAACATCGATAAGTTCATGGTTGCCGAACTAACCCAGGCAGGACTTGATCATGTAGAGCGGCGCGCCATTATAGAAGGTATCAAACGACCTTCACCGGGAGTTTAAGCATGTCTCGAAAGGGTCGCGGCCGACTTTCCTCCATTGATTTACTTCCAGAAGAAGCCCAGCCAGAAATTATCTGGGCAATGGATGAGCTCCGCAAACGTGAGCGGCTGCAGAAAGATATCTTAGCTGAGTTCAATGGCATGCTTGCGGATAAAGGCATTGGGCCGATATCGGCTTCTGCTTTTAATCGACATTCTATTAATCTGGCAGCTAGTGCGAGACGTTTGGAAGAAACCCGCGAGATCACAGCTGTTCTCACTCAAAAGCTTCAACCAGGTGACACAGATAATCTCACGATTATGGTGGCAGAATTTATCAAGACACTTGTTTTTGAAATGTTGAACGCCAAGGATGAAGCCGGTTACTCTCCGAAGCAAGCCATGGAAATGGCGCGCGCCATTCATGCGGCAACCAGCGCACAAAATATTTCTGCCGATCGGCGACGCAAGCTTGAAGCGGAAACTGAAAGTAAAGTTGTCGAGGCTATTGATACCGTTGCTGAAGCAACAGGACTGTCCAAAGACCGTGCCAAAGAAATCCGCAACAAGGTTCTTGGTGTACGCGAATGATTGCAGAACCAACTAGTACAACCATCGACAAACCAGTTCTCACACGAGATCCGGAAACGCTTCCAGGTGAACTTCTGCGCGGCAATGAATTGCCTGATGATCATGACCCGTTAAAAGACGGGATATTGATGCAGCACCAGACTGAATGGCTTGAAGACAAATCAGATTTGAAGCTCGGTGAAAAAGGACGGCGCTGCGGCCTCACATATGCTGAAGCATTAGACGATACAATCACGGCGGCGACTGATCGTAAAAGTGGCGGCGATAATGTCTTTTATATCGGCGATACAAAAGACAAGGGTCGTGAGTTCATCGGCTATGTGGCTCACTTTGCAAAAATTATACAAGGCGAGCTGGCGGAAATAGAAGAATTTCTATTTGAAGATGAACAGGAAGATGGTACCTCGAAATTCATCTCATCATTTCGCATTCGGTTTAAGTCAGGCTTTCGGGTTGAAGCGCTATCTTCTAACCCATCCAATATTCGTGGTCTTCAGGGAATAGTTGTGATCGATGAGGCCGCATTCCATCGGGACGTTCGCGAAGTTTTGGACGCTGTAAGTGCATTGCTGATTTGGGGTGGCAAGGTTCGTGTGATCTCCACACACAATGGTGTTCTAAATCCATTCAACGATTTGATCCGTGAAGCTAAGGCGCGAAAAGCAGAAGGCAAAAAGACCTGGTCTTTGCACTTCATACCATTTTCAAAGTCTGTGGAGAATGGATTGTATGAGCGCGTATGTCTCATTAGAGGACTTCCATATTCAAAAGAAGCTGAAGAAGAATGGGAAGCGGAGATCCGCGCGGCCTACGGATCGCGCACTGCCAAAATGCACCAGGAACTTGACGCTATCCCGGCCGAAAGTGAAGGTGCAGCTTTAACACGCACACAAATTGAAGCCTGCATGTCGAAAGACCTGCCGGTAGTACGTTGGGACAAGCCCGACAGTTTCAAAGATGAACCCGACCATATTCGAAAAGCAGTTGCGTTAGATTTCTGCGAAACCAAGCTGCTGCCAATTCTAACAAGGCTGGATCCCAAACGCCAACATGCACTTGGTGAAGACTTTGCCAGAACCGGTGACCTTACAAGTTTCAAGATACTGGAAATCGGCAGCGATCTTATTCGTAGAGCAGCTCTAACCGTTGAATTGCGTAATATGCCCTTCGACCAACAACGTGATATTCTGTTTTACATTTGTGATCGATTGCCAAGATTTATGGCTGGCGCATTAGATGCTCGCGGCAATGGTCAATATTTGGCGGAGAAAGCAAGACAGCGATATGGTGAGATCATTACCGAAGTTATGCTTACACAGAAATGGTACCGGGAAAATGCGCCGCAATACATAGAAGCATTTACTGACCGGGATATTTTAATCGCACAAGATGAAGACATTTTGCGCGATCATCAAGGGCTTCAATATGTCGGTGACATTATCAAGGTACCGGATGATCATAAAACCATTGGTGCCGACGGCGGTGGCCGACATGGTGACACGGCCATATCAGGTATGTTGGCGTGGTTTGCTTCCAAGCAGGAAGTTTTCGATTACGGATATGAAACTGCGGCCGACAGACAATCAAATTCGAATTCAAGCAGGCATCGCAGTGACCGAGATAGAAGGCCACGCAGCGTAGATGCAAATCTGAGAGGATCTCTTTAATGGATTTTATCCAAAGTTTGATGGCGCGAGGTAAGGCGCTGCGCGATGCACTCAATCAGCCGGTGTCTCAAAAGGAACTTGGTGCAGCACGGGCAACGCCAACCGTAGGTGGCGTAAGGCCGGTCATATCAAATCACCCTGCTGAAGGATTAAATCCAGTCCGTCTTGCAAACATTCATCGCCAAGCTGCTCAAGGCGAACCGCTTGATTATCTTGAATTGGCTGAAGACATTGAAGAGCGCGATCTCCATTATGCTGGTGTCCTTGCCACGCGCAAACGATCTGTGGCGCAACTACCAATTACTGTAACGGCAGCATCTGATAGCACGGAACACAAAAAACATGCGGAGTTCGTGCGTTCATGGATCAATGACGAGATTTTGCAGGATGCACTCTTTGATATGCTGGATGCGATCGGCAAAGGTTTTTCCATAATGGAGATCGAGTGGCGACATCATTTAGGATATACCTGCCCAGCCGAATTCGTGTATCGTCCTCAACGCTGGTTTACCTTTGATAAGGCAGATGGAGAAACCATCCTCTTACGAGATGGCATTCAGGGTGAACAGCTTGCGCCACATAAGTATATTACGCACCGTCATCCATCCAAATCCGGGCTTACCATCCGTTCTGGTATTTCGCGTGTTGCGTCCTGGGCATGGATGTTCAAACAATTCACCATGAAGGATTGGGCAATTTTCTGCCAGAATTATGGCCAGCCTATCCGTGTTGGTCGATATGGCCGCAACGCCACTGAAGATGAAAAGGAGGTTCTTTGGCGAGCGGTAACAGGCATTGCCGGCGACTGTGCAGCCATCATGCCTGCAGACATGGCAATTGAATTTCATGGCATGGAAGGAAAAGCTGCAACTTCTGATCTATATGAAACTCGATCAGATTGGCTTGATCGGCAGATTTCAAAAGCAGTTTTGGGACAGACTACTACCACTGACGCGGTTTCCGGCGGACATGCAGTTTCCAAAGAGCATAGACAGGTTCAGGAAGACATCGAACGTTCTGATGCCAAGATGTCTTCAACAACGATCAACCGCCAAGTCATTCCAAACATGATTGCGTTCAACTTCGAGCCACAGGATTTATATCCCAAAATAAAAATCGGCAGACCAGACGAACCGGATCTGGGAGAATTTTCCGAGGCGTTCTCAAAATTGGCACCACAGGGCTTAACAGCATCAATGGATTTTATGCGTGAGAGGCTTTCAATTCCTGCGCCAAAGGATGGTGAAGAAGTTGTAGGCGGTCGTATTATGACTGGTCCTAATATCAATGTTACCGAAGATGATCTTATTAACAACGACCCATCAAAATCCCTTGCTTCATTTCGGGGCTTGATTTCATCACGCCACAATCGCCAGCCTGCAGAAGATGATGTTGATGCGTTGACACGACGGCTTGAGGAAGACGCAGCTGGTGCATTGGCTGGCATGACCAAGCAAGTTCGCTCAATATTCTCAAATGCCAGTACGCTTGAAGAAGCGGCAGAAGAACTCAGTAAGTTGGAACTCGATCCAACGGCGTTTTCAGATGCTATGGCCAAAGGCTTGGCAATAGCAAACCTTGCTGGGCAAGCAAGCCTAATAGATGACATTGAGAGGAAGCGGTGACGTGCTTTTAAATTTCGCCTGTGAGTAAGATTACGTAGTTATGATGTCTGATAGGGCCTGAAAACCAAAAATACGCCTGTATGGCCTTTGAAACCCATTCGAATTTGATCCAGAAAGGGTCTATTACATGCCAGATACGCCTGAAGCATTCAATTTACCGTTTCAAGAGGCAATAGAATTCTTCCGTGGCAAAACAAATGTGGACACGGAAACGTGGCGAGATGTTTGGGGTGCTGCTCATTCACGATCCTTTTCAGTTGCCGGCGCTGCAGGTGACGCATTACTGAATGATTTGCGAGCAGAGGTAGATAAAGCGATCTCGCAGGGTACAACCTTGGAGGAATTCCGATCGGGGTTTGATGAAATTGTCGATCGCCGTGGTTGGGACTTTCGCGGTGAACGAAATTGGCGTACTCGAGTTATCTTCGAGACCAATTTGAGAACGGCTTACGCGGCCGGACGATACGCGCAACTAACATTACCTGAGACACTCGAAACATTTCCATTCTGGCAGTATCAACATTCCGGTGCGGTTCATCCTCGACTAGATCATCTGGCATGGGATGGGAATGTTTGGCGAGCGAATAATCCAATCTGGTCGCGGATCTATCCGCCCAATGGTTTTGGTTGTGGGTGCTTTGTCGTGCCGGCAAGTCAATCGGATTTACAACGGCAAGGAAAATCTGGCCCGGATGGTACGCCAAATCTTGACGCACTAGGTGATCAAACGCGCGGTGTGGATCCTTCGTTTGATTATAACCCTGGTCAAGCATGGCTTTCATCGGGGCGACCAGGCGAACGTTTGGCAACTTCCGCTATGATTGACGTATTTCAAAGACGCGCACTTGCCGGTGAAGTTCCGGTCAACACAACAGTAGCAATCGCGGCGCTGGATGATGATTTGATAAATGCCTTTGACGTGGCAGAAGGAACTCATGCACGGGTTAGCGCGCAAACACTCAGAGAACATATCCCAAAACGTGATATCTCAGCCAATGACTATGCGCAGTTTGCAGCCTTGGCACTTGACGGCGCAATTTATGTGGGATCCCGCGGCGGATATTCATCCATTGTAGAACTTGCCGGTCTCTCATATGTCGTTGGCTTTAAGCGTTCGCGCCACGGCGAACTACTCGTGACCACTGTTCATCGTATAAACGACCGCAAGAAGCGAAAGATACAAGCACAGGATGTTTTGGAGAGATAGTGCGCAGCAGGGCCGGAAGGTAAACCCTGACAAATTTGGCGATCCGAATATGGCTCTGCGCAATCACATCTATAAAGAACAGGAGGCGCAGCGTCAATCATGAGTGGTTTTGATATTGAAATGACCATCACCGACAAAGCGGTGTTGGAGAATTTTAGTAAACTTGAACGGTCCATGAAGGATACCACGCCGGTGATGAGTGCCATTGGTACCGGGTTGGTTGCATCCATGACACGAAGGTTTGTTTCGCAAACCGGTCCAGACGGCGCACCTTGGGCGGCACTTAATCCCGGCTACGCAGCGGGCAAGAAAAATACTCGAATACTGACTGAAAGTGGAAGGCTGCGAGGTAGTCTGACTTTTAATGCGGGGAAAGATAGTGTCAATGCTGGCACAAACGTTATCTATGCAGCCATTCATAATTTCGGGGGCACGATTTCTGCCAAGGGCGGCGGTCGCTTGGCTTTCTTTATTGGCGGCCGTATGGTACGCCCTACTTCGGTTACCATACCGGCTAGACCGTTTGCCGGCATCTCTGCAGAAGATGAAGTTATGATTTCTGATACGGTGACCGGTTTCGTAAAACGTCACTTACCCTGAAAACTGACAGGGTAAACTCATAACATGAATGCCTGTTAGATGGCGCTCATGAAATCACTTCTGTCATTACATAATACTCTGCCCACTGGCGATGCAACCGTTCCAGAATGGATACAGGTGCTTCCGGTTGGACAGTTCTTTGGTGATGACGGTCGCGGGCCTTTCGTTGTGAATAATGCGCAGCAAATTATCGATGCATCATTCAACAACAGAACCAAACTGCCAATAGATGAAAACCACTCGACAGATGTTGCCCTTAAGGGCGAGCCGACACCGGCGCGCGGTTGGATCGTAGCGATGCAAGCGCGCGAAGATGGTATCTGGGCGCGCGTAGAATGGACCGAGGAAGGCAAGCAGCTGGTCGGCAGCAGAGCTTATGGCTTTATTTCACCCGCAATCATGCATTCCGACACCAAGCCTTATGCTGTTGGCCGTATTCTCCGCGCCTCACTCGTGAACGATCCCAATTTCAATATGAAGTCTCTCCACAAGAAGGAAATCCAAATGGAAGCAGAACTAATCAAATTGCTCGGCCTTGACGAAAAGGCGGACAAAAAATCCATCATGTCAACACTGCGTGACAAGCTTAATGGCGGTGCAGCCAGTATTAAAACTGTCACAGCAGCTGCAAAAGCACTCGGCCTTGAAGATGGTGCGGACGGCGAGGCTGTAATCACGTCTCTCAATTCCCGCCTTGCCGAGAACCAGCCCGCTGGTGATGAAGGCGATAAGGATCAAACGATTGCGGCGCTCAATGACCAGGTGAAGTCTCTTAATAATACGGTTTCTGATCTTAGCAAGCAATTGACCGGTGAAGTTCAAACCAATGCGAAGGCACGCGCAGAGCGGGTCATTGGTAAGGCGTTGGACGATTTAAAAATCGTTCCTACTCTCAAAGACCATTACATTTCACGTCACATGAAAAACCCGAAAGAAGTTGAGGACGAGTTGAAACTTATGCCGTCACTTCATCAGGGTGGCATCAAAGACGCCCCGAACATTGACACCGAGGAAGGTCAGATTGCTGGCGCTGATGCGGAGGTCTGCTCATTGATGGGGCTTGATCCGGAAGCATTTGCAAAACAGGCAAAAGTAACAGGAAAGGAATTTTCATAATGGCTGCTGTTAATGATCAAAAACTTGGCCGTAAGTCGCCGGGCTCCGGTTTCGGATATCCGATGCTTGCCGGCGTTCTAATCTTCGGCCACACTGCCGTTGGACTTACTGCTGCAGGCTTTGCAGCACCCATTCAACATGCAGACGTCATCAAATTTGCTGGCATCTCTGAAGAGCGTATCGACAACCGCGAAGGTCAAGATGGCGACAGTACAGTTGAGACTGAGCGCGGCATTTGGCAGTGGGATGTCGATGGAGCGGATGTTTCAAACATTGGCGACGATGTTTATGCGCTTGATGACAACACACTTCAACTCACCAATGTTGGCGGCGCGAAACGTGTCGGCACCATCAAAACCATCGACGCTGAAGGCGTTTGGATCGAATTCTAAGGAACACAATTATGGATATTAATGCAGCTACACTTAGCGCGGTTTTCACTGGCCTTTCAACAGCGTTCAACGTCCAGTTACAGACAACTGAAACGTTTTACAATCAGGTTGCCATGACGGTCTCATCTACAACTTCATCAAACGAATATCCTCGTCTTGATGAATTGCCTGGTTTCCGCGAATGGATTGGTGATCGTGTCGTTCACAGTTTGTCAGCGCAAACCTACTCAATCAAAAACCGTGAATTTGAAAAAACGATCGGCATTCGTCGCAGTCAAATTGAAGATGACGAAATCGGATTGTTCGCGCCTGTCGCGGGACAGTTTGGTGCCGACGCAGCTTCATTCCCTGATCAGCTCGTATTTCCACTTCTAAAGAAGGGCAATACAGAGAAGTGCTATGACAATCAAAATTTCTTTGATGAAGACCATCCCGGATTTAATGAAGAAGGTAAGGAAGCGTCCGTTTCCAATTTCACACCAGGCGATAAACCAACATGGTATCTAATTGATGACACACAAGTCATCAAGCCAATGGTCTATCAGTCGCGCAAGCCATTTGTGCTTACGCCAATGGATAACCCAAATGATGCCAATGTGTTTAACAAGGCAGAGTTCCAATGGGGTATTGATGGCCGATGCAATGCAGGATTTGGTTTGTGGCAACTGGCACATATGTCAAAGGCTGCACTTACTCCGGACAATTACAAAGCAGCCCGTGAAAAAATGACAACAATTCGTCGACGCGACGGTCAAGTTGTACAAATTCGCCCAAATAAGTTGCTGGTACCGCCTTCTCTGGAAGCGGACGCTCGCAAGCTTCTTAATGCTGATTTTATTGACGGTGGCAATAGTAACATTTGGAAAGGCTCAGCGGAGTTCTCAGTAATTCCGTTGCTGGCATAGGTGGCGCATATGGCTAATGTCAAAATTATCTGCCGCCGTCCAGGCATGCGCCGTTGCGGTGCAGAACATCCTGCTGAAAAATCTTACAAGGACGGCTATTGGACGGATGAACAACTCGGCAAGTTTGATGAAGACCCGGATTTTTCCGTGGTCGTCGTGGGCAAAGATAGTGCCGGCGGCACTTCAAGTACCAATGGCGAACAAAAACCAGAAGGTGACGAGCTCATCGCGGCGATTGTTGCTCAAATCAAAAAGCTTGAACCTGGTGTAAAGCCGACAGTGGGCATGCTCAAAACTAACCTTGGTTATGAAGTGGCTGGCAAAGAGCTTGGGGCCGCAATGAAGGTGATGAAATCAGCCTAATACATTGCGACATGGGATGAAGTGAGGCGTTCGCGCCTCACTTCGACTAAACACAAATTTTACAAGAGCCATTTTTATGTATGCAACTCCACAGGACATGATTGATCGTTTCGGATTAACCGAAATGCTTCGGCTATCACGGCCTGAAGATCGCACGGCTGAAACTGTGGATGAAGCGGTTGTGAACAGCGCTCTTGAAGATGCAACGGCGACGATCAATGGATATCTCCGTGGCTATTATGAATTGCCTTTGGAAGTTCCACCAAAGGAAATCATTCGTGCCGCATGTCATCTTGCCCGTTATGATTTGGCAGATACCGGCCGTAGCGAACCCTCTGATCACATGGTCTCGTCGCGTAAGGAAATCATGTCCTGGTTAATGAAGATCAGTGACAACAAAGTGCGCATCGATGCGCCACGCAAAAACTCAGCTACATCACAATCTGGCGCTAGTGGGGCTCGCATTTCCGATCGGCCATCTGTTTTCACAGATGAAAGTTTGAAGGGTTTCTGATGGCGGACCGTACACCAGCAAATTTGGAAGCAACGGCCATTCGAGTAATGGCACCTGCGATTGTTGATCGGTTGCGGCTTGCATTTCCGGAAAAATTTTTCGGGATCGAGCGCGTACCTTCCACTTTGAGCATGACCGAATATAAACGCTTGGTTCGCTTGTCTCCCTTTATTGGTTTGTCATGGGTCGGCTTTAAAAAAGATGGGACGAGTGGGCGCATACTTAAGGGTCGTCATCAATGGCGTTTAACACTGATTGTAAGAGCTTCAAATGGCCTTGAAGCCCGCTTTATGGGCGACCATTCAGATATTGGGCTTGATGCAATGGTTGATGTTTCAATGGTCTTGCTTCAAGGCGCAGTGTTTCCCAACATTGGAGACGTGAGCGTTAATGACGCCAATGCGGTTTATGCTGAAGGTGCAGAAGATGATGATGTTGCACTTGCTCATCTCAATTTCGAAATTTCCTACTCCGCACCGCTTTCTGATCTGAAGCTTTTAGATGCCTCTAACTTGGAAACATTGCAAATCACCTGGTCGCTTGATGGTGAAGCCAATGAAGGCGGCCATCCGCACAATAATCAAACAATCAATCTATCCCAAAATGAGGAAGACGAAAATGGCGAAGACTAATAATACAAAAACACTTGTACCGGCGAAGGGCCGTTTGGTCCCTATGGATGACGGTACGGATTGGCCGACTGAGGAAGTTGGCAAAGACGAAGAGAAAACCACAAAAATGGTACCACAAGAAGTGACCATGAACCGCTTCTATCGCCGCCTGCTGAAATGCGGTGACCTAATTGATGTGAATGCGAAAGATGATGCGGACACAAACAAAGCGGACGGGGCAGATGGCAAAGCCGGTGAAGATGCTGACAAAGAACCAAATGGCGGCACCGCTGGAACAACAGGCAAAAACAACCGAGGTAAGAAATAATGGATCCGTTTACATTTGATGAAATCCCATACGACCGTTTGGAACCAGGCACCTTTCTTGAGGTGCGGCCGAATTATCGCAACATTGGACTTGTGCCGTATCCTGTACGTGTAATGCTCATTTTACATAAGCTTCCAACCGGAACACTTGAGCCAGGCGAAACACGTCAAATCACCAGCGAAAATGACGGTGATATTCTTGCCGGCATTGGTTCGATCGGCTCAGATCAAGTCCGTGCTTTTGTTAAGGCTAACAAAACCACACCAGTTTATGCAACAGCATTGGATGATGATGACGCGTCCACTAAAGCAGAGGGATCCTTCACCTTTGCGGGTGGTGTTTCATTATCAGTCACGTTGCGCGCAAAAATCAAAAACCATCAAGTTCGCTTTACAGCACTTGCTAGTGATACTGTGGCACAGATGGCAACAAAACTTGCTGCAGCAATCAATCAGGCGGTATTGCCTGTAACAGCCGCAGCCGATGCTGGTGTGGTTACCGTCACCTGTCGTCATGGTGGCGAGGTTGGCAACGATATTGATCTTCGCATGGATACGGAAGCTCAACCGGTACCGGACGGCCTTTCAATCACCATTGATCCAATGTCAGACGGCACGGGCAACCCTGATGTGACAGAAGCATTGGATGCGCTAGCTGGTGAATGGTTTACACAATTTCAAATGCCTTGGAATGATCACAGCAATGTTGAAGCCATGGCAGAAGAAGTTCGGATCCGTTATCGCGCGCTTAGTAAACTGGACGTCCATGCATTTGTTGGCAAGAATGGCACGTTCGGTGAATTGGCCAATTATGGTGATCAATGGAACTCTCCATTTGTTACCGTCTGCGGAGTGTACAACACACCGACAGCGCCTTGGGAAATCTCCGCGACAGCGTGTGGAATTTCATCATTCCACTTAACGAATGATCCAGCCCGACAACTGCGTTCTCTTGTGATGCCTGGTTTTGAAGCGCCAGACAGTGAAGACCAGTTCTCGGAAGAAGAACAGGACTTTCTTCTACGCCATGGGATTTCGACATTTGACCATCTGCCAGATGGCGCAACCACGATTTCACGCATGATCACAACCTACAAGGTTTCCAATCTCGGTGTTTCCGATCGGGCGTGGATGGATATTATGGTGCCGGCAACAATGAGCCGTATCCGTTATGACTGGTCTGCATATGTATCTCTTCTTTACCCGCGAGCAAAACTTGTGCCGGATGAAGAGAGTGCTGCATTCTTAACCAAGCCATCCAATGGTAATCTTGATGATGACCAGGCTGAAGGCAATGCAATTGTCACACCACGACGCATGCATGCATCATGGGCGGCGCGGTGCAAACTCTACGGTGAACTCGTCTGGATACAACAGGTAAACCGGACAGTTTCAGAAAGTCGTTTTTCCATTGATGTAAGCGATGACAATCGTCTCAATTCTAACCAGCAAGTGAAAATTGCAGGCAACCTTATGGTGCTTGCCGGCGCACTTGAATTCCAAGCTTAAGGAGCTAAGCAAATGCAAACCCTTGGTATTGTAGATATGGTATGGCGGGGCCGAAATATCCCTGTTGAAGATGGCGCTAAATTTAGACCAGGCGGCATTCAAAACAAGGCGGTTAAATACGGCCGCAAAACTGGTCGTGCGCAGGAATATATCGGTTCCATGGCAGAGGCCACGACAAACCTTGAACGTGGTCAGCGTTGGGGCAATCTCTGGGATGAAGGCGAAGGTGAATTGCAGGTCGTCTGTGACACTGGGCAGACCTATGTTGTTCCAGATGCATTCCTCACTGAGATGCCAGATGTTACCGGCAATGATGGTGGTAAAATCAATCTGAAATGGGAAGGCAGCACCGCGGAGGAAATCCTATGAATGGAAACTTGAAAGAAGTGGATATTGATTTTTCTGAGCCTGATGCAAATGACGAGACAGAAGTCATCAATGAAGATGAACCGGTTATTGCTCAACAAGTCGATGATGATGTCATCGACGAGGATCTCGACCCATTAGATCAACTGCCAAAGACTGCCGTTCGTAATCAAGATGGTAGTGTTACCCTACACCTTTCTTTTCCAGTCACATTGAAAACCAAAAAGAATGGCAACATCAGGGAACGTGTCTTTAAAGAGCTTACCTTCAACCGTTTAAATGGAGCTGCTTTTCGTGCGGTAAACGCGGTTGCGGAAGAGCATCAAAATGTAGTTGCACTGGCAAAAGCTACCGGCACTAACCAGGCAGTAATGAATGCCTTGTTTGATAAAATGATTGATATCGACATTGCGAACTCAGGCAAGGTTCTCAACCATTTTTTCGCGACTGGCCCGAAGACGCGATAGCACGTCTGGGCATTATTGCAGAGAACACAGGCTTTTCGGCCGACGAACTTGAAACATTCACGATTGATCGCATCCACTTTTGGTGGGGAGCGATCAACGCTGGCCGAAAATTCAAGAAAGACAAAGGAGGCTAAGGCGTGTCTAGTAGAATGTCAGTCGATGTGATGGTGCGGTTGCGAGACCGTTTGTCAGGTCCGCTTGGCCGTCTTAAAAAAACGCTTTCCTCTTTTTCTTCTCTAATCAAACGCGGTGCGGTTGGTGCCTTGGCCGCATTTACTGCGGCAATTACCGCAAGCATTACGGAAGCTATCAAGTTTCAGAAACTCTGGGATGAGGCAAATAAAACGCTGGGCATGAGCAAACCGGCGCTGCAATTACTGAAAGATGATCTCGACGAGCTTGCCATTAAAATTCCGCTCACGCGCGCAGAATTTGTCGAAATGGCCGAACAAGCGGGCAATATTGGTATCAGAGGCCGTGAAGCCATTCGAGATTTCATTGAGCTTGCGGCCAAAATGGGGCTTACTTTCGATGGTGTGGATCCCAAGCAGGGTGCAAAATTCCTCGGTAACTGGCGCGAGAGTTTGGGCTACACACAAACTGAACTTGAAAAGACCGTGGACCAAATCAACTACCTCGGCAACACCACGAATGCCGGCGCTGGACCGCTTGCCAAATATGCATCTGACAGTTTAGCAATTGGTGATGCTGCCGGTTATGCGCGAGAAGAAACACTCGCATTGGGTGCGGCTGTCATTGCCGCCGGCAAAGCACCCGAAATCGCATCAACCGGTTTCCGCGCCATGAACCGTTTGCTTACTGGTGGTGCAGCCAATCTTACCAAAGCTCAAAAAGATATCACGGATAGTCTTGGCCTTGATATGGACGTAATCCAAAAACAAATGCAAACCGATGCCACCGGTGCAATCCGTTCTGTTTCGGAAGCAATCAGCAAAATGCCGATCGAGGAACGTACATCTATCGTGACCAGGCTATTTGGTGATGAAGCAGCTCGCGTGTTTGGCCCACTACTTGGGGACATAACCAAACTCGAAAAAGCGCTTGCTCGTATAGATGACTTGAAAAAGAATTCAGCCGGATCTGCTGAAGCGGAATTTCTCGGTGTATCAGACAATGTGCTTGCCAATTGGCAAAAGCTGAAAAATGTCATTTCCAAACTGCGTGATGAAGCTGGACAACCATATCTTGAACCGATCAACAATGGTTTGAAAACCATGATTGGTTACTTAACGACGCTCGATGAACGGGTCACTATTTTTGACCGTATTGGAAGCTCTGCATCTGGCTTTTTCAGTGGCCTTGGATTGGGTGGTTTGCCGTCAGAACTTGATGCCGTCTTAGAGCGTTTCACTGCCATCAAGGAATTCATCTTCGGCGTTGCAGATGGTCCCGATCCCGGAGAAGAACTCGCTAAAGGATTTACCAAGGCGCAAGCTGCAGGAAGACGGTTATCTGTATTTACAAGATCGTTCATACGACAAACGCGCGACATGGTCTCAAGTGGCCGAGAGTTCGGTGGTAGTGTTCTGAAACAAATCAATAGAGGTTTGCAGGAAACCACCAATTATCAATTGCCGGATATGGCAAAGTTTCTGATTAGCAAAGCAGATGCGGCAGGCACATTTGCATTAGCCGAAGGTCTCACTCTTATGAACGTTGCATGGGATGGTCTGAAACAACTTGGCAACGGTTTTGTCAAAGGGTTCATGGATAATATTGGCGAAGGCCTTGCTGGCTGGAATGGCCTCGGTCAGGATGTTTCCGAACTCGGCACAGCACTTGGAGACTTCTATGCGAGTTTGAAAAGTTTATTCGGCCTTAAAGGTGAAGACATGGAAGCGCTTGAGCGCTTGGGCGAAGTGTTCGGAATTTTGGCTGCAGGCAGCATTGGTATTCTCGGAGAAACGCTTAAGTTACTTGCAACTTCCCTTCGTGGCATTGTCACTGCGGCAACCGAACTTTCCAACTTCCTTCAAGGTAAGCCGGTAGACTGGAATGCTCTCAAAGGAGCTGGTTACGAAATTCTAGAACAACTTGGAAAATTGATAAACGCAATTCTAGATCCACTTGGTAAACTCATTGGCATGGACCTTACAATTGACTGGTCTAGTTTGATGAATGGTATGAAGGAAACGCTAAATGAAGGTATAGACCTCATAAACTTTTTCATTGATAAACTGAATATACTAAGAAGCATGGTTGGAAACACAAAACTGGATCATATCAGCAAATTTGACGTAGTTTCTACAAATCCAGTTGCAGCCAATGATAACATTCAAAGAGCCAGCAAAGGTGACAGAGCTGTTCCAAAGGTAAATATGCCTGGCAAGATTGAGACGAAGCCAAGAAACTATGATGCGCGTATCAGCGATGCTTTTGGTTCTTTGCCGGCGAATACATCTGGCAGTGGCAATGTGCAGAAAGTCGAATTTGCACCATTAGAACACGAAGTTACATCTAAGGTTGAAGTTGGCGGCGGTGTTCAAATCTCTGTAACAGGTCCTGCCAAGGTAACCGGCGTTACATCTACAAATCCGAATGCTCCGGTAACTGCCAATACTGGTCGAGCAGTCGGTCGGCAATAGGTGAATTAGATGCCACTTGATAGTCAATCTCATTTATTACCTGGTCTTTTACCTGCTCGTATAGGCGGGATTGACTTTGACATGCCAGACACATCTACGACCGTCGGACGGCGCGTAGCAGAACATCTTTTCCCTGGTCTTGATTTTGCAGCCTATGATGACATGGGAATGTCACCTGAAGAAATTAACGTCTATGGCGTACTTCTTGGCGATGATTACATTCAAAAAGCCCAAAGCTTGCGAGCGCTTTTCAAGCAACCTGGTCCCAAACAATTAATGCACCCGTGGTTGGGTGGTTTGACAGTTATTCTTGAACAACCCGCTGAAATTTCCTTCAATAATGAAGAATTGCGGGTGGCGCGTTTTGATGCCACCTTCAAAGTGATATCGCAATCTGGCAGAGCTGCAACATCCATCTCAACAGCTAGCCGTCTTCAAACTGCAGCCGGAAAATTTATTTCATCCGCAATCAAACTCTCAAGCGTTTCATCAAGCCTTGATCGTTTGGTGCTTCCAAGGATTGCCAGACTTACACGTTCTGCATTTGAGAATGTGCAACCGCTCGCGATATTCGAAACGATGCAAAGCGCTGCAGAGGATCTGCGAGAATATTCTGACAGAAGTGTTGTTCAGGCGAGCCCGGTTGGTGCTGCAGCAGGTTTCGAGCCGGTGCAATTTGTTTCACCACGCCAACTCAGTGATCGTCTTTCAAAGGGTGTTGTAATGTTCTTCGAAGGCATTTCAGAAGCACCCTCGTCAACTGATCTTGCACAGACAATCTCGGTGGGTGCCTTGGCTATTGGAACTGCAGCAGACTTGACGCTTCACATTCAACACAAGTCTAGGAACGATGCCGTCAAGCGAAGATCCGAACTAACAGAATTGTTGCTACAGGTTGAAATCAGCGGAACGGAATTATCCAACATTGCAGCAGCTGCAAATTATGCATCCGCTGTCAGTGAACTAACACGATCGGCCGCCACACTTTCCGCAGCACTGCACGATGATATTAATGAAGCCATTGGACGATTGCCGGCGTTGCACACCATCACTCTTGAACGGCCACAGGATAGTTTTCTTGTTGCACATCACATCTATGGTGATGACCTATCTAGAATGCAGACAGGTTATGAAGCAATCGTTGCCAGAAATGACCCACGCCATCCATCTCAATTGCCGGCCGGTAATATTGAGGTTGAGCGATGAAGGAACTTTTTCATGCGGATATTCCGACACGGTCATTTAAACTTGAAATAGAAGGTGTGGGAGAGTTTGACGAATGGACCGTTGCGGAAGTATCACGCGATCTAAAAGACTTCTCTGGCTCATTCACGCTTTCCCTTCGCGATGCAACAAGATCAATCGCAACTTTTGACTTTGCATCTCCGCCACCGGTTTTTCGTGTTCGGCCGGGACCAGGCGCAAAAATATATATTGAAGATCAACTTGAACTGGTCGGCTTCATTGAGAAAGTAACACCCGACATTCAGGAAGATTATGCAGAAGTTACCATAACCGGCAGAGACACAACTGGTGATCTAGTTGACAGCGCTGCAGCACCCGATGGTCCTGGTGAACTCAATGAAGTCAAGCTTGAGGAAATTGTGTCAAAGGTTACAGAACCATTCGGCATCGGTGTCACCAATGAGATTGATACCGGAAAGCCGTTTCCGAGATTTCCATTCGGTGTTTCTGAGAGCGCTTTATCTGCAATTGAAAAAGGTGCTCGGCAACGACATGCATTGATCACATCCGATGGTATTGGTGGTGTAAAGATTACCAGAACCGGTGCTGAAGCGGCACCGGCAGATTTAACGCTGCCAGGGAATATGAAGAATTCAAGCGCCACCTTCTCTCATGAAGGCCGGCACAGTGAATATATTGTCCGCGGTCAATCTGAAAAGGCGCAAGGACAGAGGAAAGGTCGGTCGGCCGCACAAACACCAAATGATGCACCCGTACCGCCCGCCGCGCGAAAAAAAGGTGACGGCTCTGCTACCGAACGTGAGCGCAAAGGCACAGCAATTACAGGACGTGTAAAGGATCCGGAAATCAAACGTCATAGACCAATCGTTCATATGGCAAAAACACAACCAGAAGATTTCTCAGCACAGGATGAGGCTGACTGGCGCATGCGCACTGCTCGTAGCGATGCTGAAGAACTCTCAACCAGTGTCTGGGGATATTCCGTCAACGGAATGCCTTGGAAGGTTAATCAGCTACCAATGGTGAAAGATAAGTTTCAAGGCATTTTTAGAAAAATGGTAATCGGGCGAACATCCAAGCGATATGACGATGGCGGCCGAGTGACTGATCTGACGCTCAACTCACCGGAAAGTTTTGACAATGAGGCGGTAGGTTCTCGCAGAACGAATGTGCAGGGATAAAAATGGATAAGGAAACCACCGACACAATCCGAAACCACACCGGTCGCAAGAACATCAAAAACATCAATGATGATGGCGAGACAATGACCGCATCTGTAGAGGTGGCTGAAGGAATTTGGCGTGATAATGTGGAGGTTGTCATGCCATATGGATATTCAGCTCATATTCCTGAAGACGGTGCCATGGGTGTGGTTATATCGCTTGGTGGTGATGAAGGCGACATGGCCATTCTGCCTGTTGCTAATCCATCCACTCGAATGGGTGGTCTAAAGGAAAACGAAGTTGGCCTTTATAACAAGGATGGAGATAAACTTGTATTAACGCCTGGTGGTGCTATGAATGTAAAAACCGGTGCGGAAGTTAACATCACAACTGATACCGGTGTCACCATTACGGCTAAAGTTACAAAAGTAGTTGGTGATCTTGAATGCACCGGAGATGTATCGGACAAGAATGGTTCGATGCAGGAAATGCGCGATAAATATAACGAGCATGGCCACCCGGACGCTTCACCACCACCAAGTCCACTACAGGATTAATCCCTTACCCTGAATGCTGACAGGGTAAACTTTGACGCGCGCGCGAGTAAATTACCGATATGTTTTATGATGCTGCTCTTGAATATGACCCGGCTTCCCGCCGTTGTGACACTGTCTTGACGCAAGACGGTGATCTCAAGATCGACACGACACCGATTACACCATTACTCATGTCAATAGGGCTTGACCGTCGAGCAGCGCCCGATGATGAATTACCAGTCGGCCGGACAAAATTTCTTGCACCCTCTTCTTTCTCCGAGCGCCGTGGAAGTCCTTGCGACGGACTTGATCCCAAAGGTCAACTATCAGGTGTTAAATGTTGGTTGTTAGACCGCGCCAAGGAAACAGAAGCGACAAAGCTGCTCTATAAATTCTGGCTTAGCGAAGGTCTGCAATGGGTTGAAGACGAAACTGGAACGCCAGTGGAATTGGATGTCGAGTGGTTGCGCCCAGGCTTTCTTGGTTATCGTATACTTGTTGATGAGACGGCACTCAGCATTGCAGTTCCGGTTGGGGAACCTAACTAATGCCTTGGCCCATTCCTCCTGCAGATGAACTTGCGTCCCGATATGCCGGCAGACTTGAAGCATCTTTGGTCAAGGTTAAAGTTAACTTCAACATCGATCCAATGGCAATATCGCGGGCCGTGCGAAGTGAAAAAGGCGTCTTTTCCCAGCTCGGCCGCGTTACTTCATTAGAAGTGCGAGAAGTACATGACCATGTTGCTTGGTGGGGTAGAATGTATTTTCCGGATACTGCGGAAGAGGAATTCACAATCCGGCATGGTGACATTTGGGGCGTAAAGAAGCGCGGCGCTACAATCGCTGCTGGCACTGTAGAAGTCACTGGCACAGAAGGTACGATCGTGCCTGAGAATTTTGAGTTACGAATTTCCAACGACATCATTTTTATAAATACGCAAGTGGCAGAAATTGGGCCAGAAGGTGTTGTTCAAATTACAGTTGAAGCACTTTCACCGGGCATTTTAGGCAATGTTGAAACTGGCACAAATCTACAAATTGTTGAACCTATAAATGGCGTTGAAACTGTCATTGTTGCAGGCGAAGGCATCAAGGGTGGCGCTGAAGAAGAACACTGGCAGGAGCATTCTGAAGCAGTACAGGCTCATATTCGACAACGCCCGCATGGCGGTGCAGGCTTTGACTATCCAACATGGCTTGGTCGAGAGTTTGATATACGCGCAGTTGAAGTGTTGCCCGATTGGATTGGCCGAGGATCAGTCGGTGTTGCTGTAGTTATGAAGGATGGCTTGTTTGGTCGAGCGCCTACCGAAACAGAACTTGATGCAATGGTTGAGTATCTCGGCAAGCCTGGTTCAAAAACAGGTGTGCGACCAGTAACAGCACATGTCGTAGGGCTGGCAGGTGTTATTCGTGAAATTCCACTTCATGTGCGTATTCGACCCGATACAATTCAAACACGGGCCGCTGTAACCGAAGCATGGACACGGTTCGTGGCAACAGTTGGTGATGAAGACGACATCAAAAACGATGGTCCAATCGGCGCATTGTTAGAACCATCCAGAATTGGTGAAGCATTATCTGCAGCTCAAGGTGAATATGCTCACGATCTTTTATCACCTAATCAACCGCTGCAGCTCGAACGTACTGAATATCCAAAGCCAGGTAATATAAATTTCGAAGGTGCGGCATGAGTAGATCAGTCGAACAGATAAAACAATCCATGGTCGGGAAAGTTCATCCCGGATTTGCATTGGGCAAACGCAATGGTAATTTTGATGCCAAGCTTGAAGCAGCGGCCCAACTCATTGCTGATGTGGAAAAATCTGCTGAAGAACTCATGAATGAAATTGATCCACGAAATGCAGTTCGACTATTGCCAGATTTCGAGCGTGTATTGGGGCCCGACAAATGCGGGCGTGATGTAGCAGGATTATCGATAAAACAACGCCAGCAATTAGCACACCAAAGATGGACGGCCGTTGGTGGTCAATCCATTCCATATTTGATGCAGGTTGCAAGAAATCTTGGTTTCGAAATAGAGATTGAAGAATTCTGGCCAAGCAAAGCCGGAGGCCTACGCGCCGGTCAAAAACTGATACCCGAAGGTGAACAATTCTTATGGCGCGTAAAGTTAAATCTTGGCGTCCATGAAAACTTTGTTGCTGGCGGCAGTCAGGCTGGTGACCGACTTGGCGAATTTATATTGAGCGGTATCGAGTGTGAACTGCAGCGCATAGCACATAGCCATACCACACCCGTATTTTCCTACATTCTAAACGAGGAGGCCGCATAATGGATAGAATTAACGGCACAGACACAGTTGATATTGGTCAAGGTCGAAGAGGTTTCAAAGACGAAAACGTACAAGCTGGTATTGCCGGTACGGAAGTCACAGCATCCTTTTTAAATGGCCTTCAGGAAGAAATGGCGAAAGTCATTGAACAAGAATTGGGACCGCTTGATCCCAACGATTGGACACAATTGTGGCAGGCCTTGCAAGCCATGGTGACGCGATTGCTTGGTGACATAGATACGGACCGGTTTCTTGAGAGTGTTGGTGGATACGATCCCGATACAAATATTCTAAAGCTCAACATGTCGGATGGTGCCAAGCTTGAGATTGATATTGCACAATTGTTCAACGATTACACTAAAAGTGATCTTTTGGATGTCATCAAAAACAACCCCCTTTATCCAGAGATATTGACGCCCGACAATCGTATGTCAATTACCAGCAACGGCAATGGTGAAATAACGATCAACCCAAATCAGGAATGGTTGTGGCGTGGTCTGATAAAGAAAAACACAGCCATGTTTGATGCAGCAGAATTGAGTTTATCAACAGTACCAAGCAAGACGTATCACCTACGATGGAATGCGCCTGGTAAAGGCAATGCCGAACCCGAAGCGGATTGGTTGAATGGAAGATTTGAATTGATTGACCTTACCAATGCTAATCCACCAGAAAATGACAGACAGTACGACACTCATCTAGATCGAATGTTAATTGCTCTCATAGTCACCGATGCGGACAACATTCCTATGATCACCAGTTTTGTAAATACTCACTCATTTTCATACTTTGAAGAATTCTATACCACCGCCGTTGGTTATTACTCAAACGATCGTTCGTTGCGTACAACATTCACTGCTGAATACAACTTTAGCCGCACGCCAATCGCACCAAATATACAAAGTATCGTCGGTCATAACAATCCAGGAGGTGCAGTATTAAACGGTGTTGCCAATCACTCACGCAATCGTGTGATTACTAGATATTCTACCACTTGGGAGGCGTTGAGTGATTGGAACGGAACCGGTGTTACTGCAGGCGGTCGATATGCTTATGCCTATTTTGGAGTTACAGAATGAACAAGTTTTTTTATAAGTTTACGAATAGAATAATGACATCAGTTTCCAGCCAAGAACCCGGTTACCAGATTGCAGGAGAAAAAATCCCATATCAGAATTTTGATCGTTGGAACCTGATTGATGATAAGCCGACCAATATATTTGAGTATTCCGCCTTCTATGTTTCCAAAGATGGAGATAAATTTGGTTTTAAAGGGGAAGAAGACTGGCAGTATCTGAAATGTGCTTTCGAAGATGAACTTATTAAGGCAGGAGATACAGAACAATGGCGCGTAAAAACCGAAACAGACTTTACAGCCGATCGTATTGCAAAAGCAAAATCGAACGTTGTTGCTAATATTGATGCATTCAAGAATTCTTTGTTTGCAAAGTATACAGATACTGAGCAACAAGGCTGGTTAGCCTTCCTCCCTGAAGCAAAGATATTTGTTGAAAGCGGAAACCCGCAAGATGCACCGGGTTTATCTCTTCAGGCTGCAACTCGTGGCATTGAAATCATGGACATCGCACGAGGGATAATCTTTGCCGCACAATTGACGGGACTACTTCCTCACCTTGCTGCAGGCATCCGCGGGAGAGCAAATGATTTGCTTGATGCAACCGACGGCAGCGAAGCTGAAATAGCAGCAATAATGGAACTTCTGGCCACGAAACAAGTCATGATTAAATCTGCCATCTTAGCTGGCGATGCACAGGCAGTAATGCAAGCGGCATCTACCGGTTGGGATACTTAAAATGTCTATCGAAACACAGACACTAAGATCGTTGGAGAAGCGCGAGCTAGCCGACCTTCAACCATTTGAAATGGAGCCACCAATATTCAAGTGGTTGCCTGTTGAAAACCTGATGTTTGATGATCGCTACCAACGGCCGCTAACCCAAAAAAACTGGCAGGCAATCAAAAAAATCGCAATTAATTTTAATTGGAAACACTTTTCAAGCGTGGAAGTGGCTGATCTTGAGAATGGTAGCTATTCAGTTATTGATGGCCAGCACCGCGCGCATGCAGCTGCAATGGTAGGCATAACCCATGTTCCTTGTTTGGTTCATATAATGTCACTCCAGGAACAAGCTGCAGCCTTTGCGGCTATTAATGGAAATGTCATCAATATGACAACATTTTCCATGTTCAGAGCAGCACTTGTTGGTGGTGAGGAATGGGCCAAAAAGATAGATGATTGCGCATCTTCGGCCGACTGTAAAATCATGCAAAGCAATAGTCCTGAAGAATTAAAAGAGCCTGGCGAAATATACTGCATTCAATACCTTCGCAAGAAGATTAAAAATAATGAATATGAGCAACTTAAATTTGCATTGACGTGCTTACGCAAGAGCGCTTGGGGGCAGAGCAAATATTATTACAGCTACATCTGGATTAGAGCCATATCAGAAGCCTTAATTGAACGGTTTTACCGCTTCAAGGATCAATCCGATGAAGTGATTGAGGCACTTAACATAGCCGATCTTGATACGATCGAAGAGCAAGCTTCCCAGCAATATAAAGTTCGCCGCCGGCAAGGCATAACTTGCGGGTTTTCAAAATGGGAACTCATGCGCGCTCTGATTGGCACTCATTTAGACAAGCAGATCAAAACAGTGATGCTGGTTGGGTGATTAGGAACAATTGGAAAATAATATAAGGGCCCCTACCTTGCGTTGGCTAAACACGATCAGGCTCAGGAGAATATTTGCTAAAGGCGCAATGTCTTATGAAAGCGCCGTGATTATTCGAGAAAAAAAGAATGCAGAAATGGTTTTCTACCTAAGAGCAAGAAGGTCTGTTGCCAACGAAATTCCTCGCCGTTTCATTGACTATAGTATGAAAAACAAGAGATGGCGGCGAAAAGAGTATTTGAGAATACAGAAACGAAAACGAGCGAACGCCTATCCGTATGGCGCTTGCGCAATTTAACCACGAAAGGCCACGATATGTCAGATACATATGAAGCGATATAAATATGCACCGCGCAATCTGCATTACTCAAACACCAGATATTCAAGGTGGGAAGCCGTGTATTGTTGGAACTCGCATGACCGTAAAAGCTATTGCGTCATTCCATTACGCAGGCCATACGCCCGCGGAAATTCATAAAGAATACCCGCACACACCAATCGAACAAATTGAAATCATATGCGCCATTGCAGAAGCATGCGCGGAGAGCTTGTAGAAAGGCCAATTACATGATCGGCGATGCTGAAAATCGCAGAAGCATTAGACGGAGTAGACCCACCTGTAACGTGGATACGGCAGACCGGGACGCTTTAGATAGGTGCAGATCATCTATCACCCTATGGGGTGCAGGTAGAGCGTGGGAGCGGGGTTCGCGACCCGCCCGATCATGTAATTGGCAACAACAATAGGAAGGACAATAATTATGAATTTTCCAAATACCATAAAACTTAAAAAAGGATCACACGAACTACCAAGTGACGGTTCGTGTGCGATGGAAGTTGCGGTATTAGCCGCTGGCTTTGAATGGTCTAAAATAAATAGTGCAAATGATCTACCGCCGTGCTTTTCACGTGTACTTGGCGCATACGTTATTGGATTAAATGATTCTATGCCCGATGACGAACGCCAAAAACTAATGAAGTACGTCGAGCGCCTTGGTTCTACTGGTGATAGACAAGAAGTTGAACTCCAGCGGGCAGAATTTCTTGTTTGGAACGCAGCTAAACCCGCCGCTATACATGCATTAAAATTAGTCGGCATTGATACTAATGAAATTGAGCGTGCCAAAACCTTACAAGAATTAAAGGCTGCTGTTGCTTATGCTGCTGATGCTGCTGCTGATGCTGCTGCTGATGCTGCTGCTGATGCTGTTGCTTATGCT